ACGACTTGTGCAAAAGTTAAATACCCAGCAACAAACAGAAAGAGCCATTATGAAAGTTAATACACACAACCATTGGGATCCATTGGAAGAAGTAATTGTTGGACATGCACATCACAGTCGTGTAAGCATGGACATTAGCACACGCAGTTTCAGTTATGCGCCATATTCAATCAAAGAAATTGAACACATGGAAGGTCCTTATCCTAGTTGGGTTATTGAAGAAGCCAATGAAGACGCTGATGGATTAGCAGATACGCTTAAAAAAATGGGTGTAATTGTACACCGTCCAAAAAAGATTGATCATAGCAAAGAATTTAGTACACCAGACTGGAAAAGCCAAGGTTGGTATAGCTGGTGCCCAAGAGATGTTGTATTGCCACTTGGTGATATGTTAATTGAAACACCAAGTCCAACCAGAGCAAGATACTTTGAAACAAGACTGTATGAAGATATCTTCTATGAAGCATTTGATGATGGCGCATTATGGTTTGCTGCACCAAAGCCTAGGCTGTTAGACGACAACTATCAGTTTGATAACATTGATGGTAAGCCTACGCTCAAAGATCTAGAAATTTTGTTTGATGCTCCAAACATTGTTAAAGTAGGAAAAGATCTACTGTACCAAATTTCAAACTCAGGCAACATCAAAGGATTCCGCTGGCTAAAACGTTTGCTGGAGCCAATGGGCTATCGTTTGCATTACAGTGAAGTATACAGTTATGCACACTTTGATAGCACCATTATCCCACTACGTCCTGGATTGGTATTGCTAAACAGCACCAGAGTTAATCCAGACAACTGTCCAGCCATTTTTGAAAAGTGGGATAAAATTTACTTCGAAGACTGTGTAGTGCAAGGTTCAAAAGTTGATGATTATATTTCGCCGTGTAGTCCATACATTGGAATGAATATTTTAAGTGTTAATCCTAGCACTATTATCTGCGATAGCGCACAAGTGCCTCTAATGAAAGAACTTGAAAAATACAAAATTGACTGTGTGCCGATCCAATTCCGTCATGGCATGACTCTTGCTGGCGGCCTTCATTGTGCAACATTGGACTTGCGCCGTAACGGAAACCTGGAAGACTATTGCAGTTAGTACACCATAAGTGTCAATATGGCATTAATGTTGTTGACACTGATGCACAAACCTTATATAATAAGCACTGTACAAAAGGAGTATACACATGACCGTACAATTTGACAGCGAAAGCAAAGCAAAACTAACACAGATTATCAATGAAGGCATGCAAGTAATGAGTGAAGTTGAAGCACTCAACGCCGGCTTATCCGACACAGTAAAAGCTATTGCAGAAGAAATGCAAATCAAGCCAAGTGTGCTTAAAAAAGCAATTCGCATTGCACACAAAGCCAGTTACACCACTGAAAAAGAAGATCAAGAACTACTTGAAGAAATCCTTACAACCGCTGGACGGACACTATAATCATAAATGAGTTATGTTGACGCTCTATTTGACAGAGACAAAGATCGTATCCATGTAGTAGAACGTGTAGACGGCAGGCGCGAGTATCGTGAATACCCTGCCAGCTATGTGTTTTACTATGCGGATCCTCGCGGCAAACACAAAAGCATATATGGCTCACCAGTGAGTCGATTTAGCAGTCGGAACAACAAAGAGTTCCGCAAAGAACTGCGACTGCAATCGGGCAAACAGATCTTTGAAAGTGATATCAATCCAGTGTTTCGCTGTTTTGAAGAAAACTACAAAGATGACGTTGCACCCAAATTGCAAACAGCGTTCTTTGATATTGAAGTTGACTTTGATCCAGTGCGCGGCTATTCACCAACCAACGATCCGTTCAATGCAATTACTGCTATATCTGTTTACTTGCAATGGATGGAACAACTGGTTACACTGGTTATTCCTCCCAAGAACATGAGCTGGGAAACAGCACAAGAAATCTGCGATCAATTTGAAAACACCATGTTGTTCGAACGCGAAGAAGAGATGCTTGGTGTGTTCTTGGATCTCATTGAAGATGCGGATGTACTAAGTGGTTGGAACAGTGAGGGTTATGATATTCCTTATACTGTTAACAGAGTGGCAAGAGTATTGAGCAAAGACGACACAAGACGCTTTTGTTTGTGGAGTCAACTGCCCAAGAAGCGCACATTTGAACGCTTTGGTGCTGAAAATATCACATTCGATCTTATTGGCAGAGTGCATATGGATTACATGCAACTGTATCGCAAGTACACCTATGAAGAGCGGCACAGTTACAGTTTGGATGCAATTGGTGAATATGAACTTGATGAGCGTAAGACTGCTTATGAAGGCACACTGGATCACCTGTACAATCACAACTTTAAAACGTTCATTGAATACAACAGACAAGATACACTTTTGCTAGACAAGCTGGACAAGAAACTGCGTTTTCTTGCACTGGCAAATGAATTGGCACATGCAAACACTGTGCTACTACAAACCACAATGGGTGCTGTAGCAGTTACAGAACAAGCAATTATCAATGAAGCACATGAACAAGGACTAGTTGTTCCCAACCGACGAGAACGCTTAACAGACGAAGACACAGCAGCGGCAGGTGCGTATGTTGCATATCCCAAGAAGGGATTGCACGACTGGATTGGCGCCATTGACATCAACAGTCTGTATCCTAGTGCTATTCGTGCGCTCAACATGGGCAATGAAACAATCATTGGACAACTGCGTCCAATTATGACTGATCGTTATATCAAGGATAAAGTTGCAAACAAAAGTTCATTTGCAATGGCGTGGGAAGGCCTGTTTGGCACACTGGAATACACTGCCGTTATGAAACAGGAAGTTGGCACTGAGATCACAATTGACTGGGAAAACGGCGACGAAACAGTACACAGTGCAGCAGAGATTTGGAAGATTGTGTTTGACAGCAATCAACCTTGGATACTGAGCGCAAACGGTACTATCTTTACATACGAAAAAGAAGGTGTTGTTCCTGGTTTGCTTGCACGTTGGTATAGAGAACGTCAAGAAATTCAAGCAAAACTTCGTGCATCAACCGACCTAGATGAACGTGAGTTTCTAGATAAACGTCAGCTGGTCAAGAAGATCAATCTAAATAGCTTGTATGGTGCTATCCTTAATCCAGGTTGTAGGTTTTTTGACAAGCGCATTGGGCAAAGCACAACACTAACTGGTAGAGCTATTGCACATCACATGGACAGTTTTGTAAATGAATGTATCACAGGAACATATGATCACGTTGGTGATGCTGTAATCTATGGCGATACTGATAGTGTGTACTTCAGTGCATGGCCTATTGTCAAGAAGGACGTAGAAGCAGGCAACATGGAGTGGAACAAAGAGATTTGCATACAACTGTATGATGCTATCAGTGATCAGTTAAACGACAGTTGGCCAGCGTTTATGGAACAGGCATTTCACGTTCCAAGATCAAACGGCGTGATCATCAAAGGCGGCAGAGAAAGTATTGCAGACAGAGGCTTGTTTATTACCAAGAAGCGTTATGCAATCAACATTTTTGATCTTGAAGGCAAACGACTTGATGTCGAAGGCAAACAAGGCAAGATCAAGGCAATGGGCTTGGATTTGAAACGCTCAGACACGCCAGTTGTAATCCAAAAGTTCTTGATGACACTGCTAACTCGTGTGCTTGCCGGTGCAGGGCGTGAAGAGATCATTGAGATGATCAAGAGCTTTAAGTATGACTTCAAAGAACGTCCAGCGTGGGAAAAAGGTTCACCTAAACGTGTTAACAACTTGACCAAGTACAGTGCCGAAGAGAAGAAGCTGGGAAGAGCCAACATGCCTGGGCATGTTAGAGCAGCTATGAACTGGAATTCAATGAAGAAGATGAACAGTGATAACTATTCACAAAGCATCATTGATGGTATGAAAACCATTGTGTGCAAACTCAAATCAAATCCTCTTAACTGGACCTCAATTGGCTATCCCACAGATGAACTACACATTCCACAATGGTTCAAAGACTTGCCTTTCGATGATGCAGCAATGGAGGCAACTGTGGTAGATCAAAAGATTGACAATTTGCTGCACGTTCTAGCATGGGATCTAGCACAAGAAACAAACACCACCAATACCTTTAGCAGTTTGTTTGAGTTTGAATAATGAAGTTAAGCAAGTTACTGACATACAAAGAAATGGTAAACGGTTTGAGTGTAAAACATGCTCACGCCAACATTGAAGAATTATTGAGCAGAGTCAGTGAAGACCTAGATGTTCAAAATATCGACTTTAACAACCTCAAATACTGCATTCAAATGCGAGAGAAAACCATATTAGACAATCTTGTTGGAATGCAAAAAGACATTGACGAATTTAAATTTCAAATTAACTATTTTTTTGATACTATTGAAAAACCTTACTTTGAAAAAAGTGAAAAAATCTATGAAGAAGGCCTCAATGATGAGTATGCATACAAGCTAGATCGAAATAGATTTAAAAACTTGCTATATGAACCAGAAACTAGAGACTTTTTTCTTGGTCGTGTGGGCAACTACACAGAATGGAAATATCCAGGGTTGCAACTTAATCCTGGACTAGGCGATGTTACTGGAAAATTAGTTGATCTTGATCCGCTTTACTTGCTCGATGAACACGACGATATGTTTGTTGAAGTTAAAAAAATGTGGACACCGGATTATCAACGACGTTTAAGATACTATGCAGTTGATGAGACTGCCAATAACCCTCTTGGTGTGCTGCCAGCTGGACAATTTGGAGTTGCTGTTGCAGTTGACTATTTTAACTTTAGACCAATTAGACTGATTGAAAAATATCTATCTGGGTTGATGCATGCATTAAGACCAGGCGGTGTGGCTATTTTTACCTTTAACAACTGCGATTATCCAATTGGAGTTGACAACTTTGAAAATTCGTATTACACTTATACTCCAGGACACTTAATTAAAGATGCATGTGCCAAGATAGGATTCAAGATACTTGCCAGTTTTGACATGGATAACAACGTAAGTTGGTTAGAAATACAACGCCCAGGAACACTTAGCAGTCTAAAAGGTGGACAAAGCCTGGCTGCAATTAAACATTTTTAAACACTTAGGAGAAAACTAAATGAGAGACTATCTACTAGACTTGGTTGAACACAGCTATGATTTGGGCTGTATCGACCTTATTAAAATTACAGGCACAGACAAAGAAACAAACATTGATGGTCTAGCAGAAGACAAAAGTGTTGTGTTGAACGCAAAATTCCATACACCAGTAGCTGAGTTTATGGGTACATTTGGTATGCCTAACTTGGCTAAACTAAAAATTCTTCTTAACATTGGAGAATATCGAGAAGGTGCTGATATCTCTGTAACACGACAGGAGCGCAACGGCGAACAGGCAGCAGTTGGATTGCATTTTAAGAATGCTGCCGGAGACTTTAAAAACGACTATCGCTTTATGGTAAGTGAAATTGTTTCTGAAAAGCTGAAAACTGTCAAGATGAAAGACGTTAACTGGACTGTGGAGTTTGAACCTACAACTGCTAGCATTATGCGTCTCAAGATGCAAGCACAAGCAAATGCAGAAGAAACAACATTCCAGACCAAAACTGAAGATGGTAACTTGAAGTTCTTGTTTGGCGATCACAGCACACACGCTGGTGACTTTGTGTTTCAGCATGATGTAGCAGGCAAACTAACACGCACTTGGAGTTGGCCAGTACAGCAATTTATTGCAATCATGAATTTGACTGGTGATAAAACAGTACGCATCTCAGATGAAGGTGCAACAAAGATCACAGTTGATAGCGGCATTGCTGTATACAACTATATTTTGCCTGCTCAGAGCAAGTAGTGATTGACAATCGATACATACATGACTGGCATAAAGCACCCAATGTTTGGGGTCTATTGTGTATCGATTGCTGGGATGTTCCTACAAATCGGCCATTTTATAAACGTGCAGTTGAACAACTGAAACTCTTTAATATTGGTGCTGTGGTAAATTGTTGTAACAATTTACAACTTGACTATCAAGATAAAAGTGTGTACAATACATTAAATCAGTATCTTTGGACAAACAAAGATCAAAAAGTGCTATCAGATTTAATAAACTGTGCTGGACACGAAAAAACAGATCAACACTTGCATGATAAAATTTTCACTGAGTCTACTGTTCATCTAAGTAGTGTTGATACATTTCGCAATCATGTGCAAAAGAATTGGCCAACTGTACAAGATTGGATTATACTAGGAAGTGCCTGGGGAATGTGTATTACATTTGGACCATTGGGTCTTAACAAGTTAGTTAATACTATTCCAGAATTAAAGTTTAATGTATTTCCAGAGTGGAGTATACAAGACGAGAACGCAGAATATATCAATGAACAAACATTACAAGATGACTTTAACGTCTGGAATCAATATCCAGCAGTTCCGGGTTGTTACAGATGGATTCGCAAGGTAAAAAATGAACTTCAAACAAGATAACCTAACTGCAAAGCAAAAAGACTATGCTATATTTCTTCCGGCTATTAGCAGTTTTTATGCTGGCTATATTGGCAAGGAACGCTATCCTGATCAAGTAAGCACAATAGGTGACAGACTGCCCAAAGGATTGGGCAATATGGAATCAATGAACTGGCTTAACAGCAAAGAAAGTTTATTTCCATACAAATACAGTTTGTACAGTGCTGGACACGCTGATATGGATCTCAGCAAACATGTGCCCAAAGAGGACATGGTTCGCAACAGAGAAGCAGACACTATCATGCTTGCTGACTCAGGCGGATTTCAGATTGCCAAAGGTGTATGGCCCGGGCAGTGGGCCGATCCCAAAGACAAGAATGCAGAGAAAAAACGCGAGCAAGTTATTGCTTGGCAGATGGGCATTGCTACACATGGCATGACCATGGATATTCCTACATGGACTTACCTGGATAAAAAAGCAAGTGAGCTCTGCGGCATTCACAGTTATGATGATGCTGTGAACGCAACTCACTTCAATAATGAATTTTGGATGGCCAATCGTGGCGGCGATCTCAAAATCCTAAATGTACTACAGGGCAGCAATCACGCTGAAGCAGATCATTGGTATGACAAAATGAAAGGCTTTTGCAGCGACAAAGCAGATCGTCCTTTTGATGGTTGGGGCATGGGTGGACAGAACATGTGCGATGTGCATCTTGTGCTGAAAAGATTGGTTACGCTTATCCACGAAGGCTTGTTGGAAAAAGGTCAACATGACTGGATGCACTTCCTGGGCACAAGCAAACTGGAATGGGCATGCTTGCTCACTGACATACAGCGCAGTGTGCGCCGTCATGCTAACGAAAACTTCACTATCAGTTTTGACTGTGCAAGTCCATTCCTTGCTACAGCAAATGGCCAGGTGTATAACAGTATACGCATCGATGATCGCGGCAAATGGAGTTACCAGATGGAACCCACCATTGACAACAAAAAGTATTCTGGTGATAGTACACCGTTCCGTGATGCAGTGCTTGCTGATGGCGTACACAAACTTTTTGAAGACAGCCCAATCACTGAGCGTCTTACCATTGGCGATGTGTGTCACTATGCTCCGGGCATGCTAAACAAAATTGGCAAAGAAGGCAAAACATCATGGGACAGTTTTTCGTATGCATTGCTTATGGGCCACAATGTTTGGATGCACATTGAAAGTGTACAACGTGCCAACAGAGAATATGATGCAGGTGTAGTGCCAGGCATGCTGGTACAGGAAACATTTGACAGAATCCTATTCCGTGATGTTGTTGAGCGTGTGTTTGAACAGAGAGATTACGCCAAGTCAATGAACATCATCAACGAATACAGCAAATTCTGGGACAGTGTTAAAGGCACAAGAGGCTTCACTGGTAAGAAGATTGTAAATGCTGCAACACAGTTTAACAGTTTGTTTGACGTCGAAGAAGATGTTGCAGATGAACAAGAATTTGACGAAAAGGCACTGGAAGCACTTGACAATATGTCATAACCAGTGTATAGTTATAGAATACTAAGGAGTACTCAATGGCTAATCCTGAAAAACGTTATGAATATTTGGTAAAAGAACACAAGAGACTTCACGATTTGGTTGAATACATGGAAAATGACAGTGTTAGCAGTGAAGCAATAGTCAAAGCCAAAAAGCGTAAACTTGCAACCAAAGAAGAAATGTTAAAACTTCAACAAGAACTAGGAATTTTAAATGAATCGTGACGGACATGAAGCTGTTAAATTCTTTTACGGCACCGAAGTAGAACATACACCAGCATTTGGCAAACGCACACTGTTTGTAGTTGGTGTGCAGCCAGTTGAAGACATTGAACAAGCATACAAAGACTGCGAACACATCTTCTTTGGTGCTAATCACAGCTATGATCCTCCCAAAGACAGCATTGAGGAATATGGTGAATGGGAACACATGATCAAGTATTTCCTCAAACAGGGTATACTGTGTACACTGGATGTTCCATACAGTCAACTGGAAGAGATTCACGATGATGGTTATGACGAATACAACAACTTTATAGCACAGTTGCGTATCAGTATTCCTTATGTCAACTTGTACAACTATAACACAATGGTCAAAATTGACGACAATGACTTTGACGCAACCAACCCGGGCGTGTGGACACACAGCTTACACAAACTCATGGACAGAACTGTGTTTACACCGTGGAGTGACTACAGCAAGGACGAGGTAGTATAATGAATCAAGAACAACGTGAAAATATTGAACACAGCAAAGATATTGCTCGTAGATCAATTTGGGTAACATTCCAGCAAGAAGGCATTCACAAGTATCCTGCGGCTTTAGATGATCCAAAGCTGGCAACAGGTGACTGGGATGATGTTTCATTTTTAGGATATCCACATCGTCATATGTTTCATTTTAAAGTGGCAATTGATGTATTCCACAATGACAGAGACATTGAGTTCATTCAGTTCCAGCGTTGGCTCAAGCGTCTTTACAGCGGAGACATACTACAGCTTGATTATAAAAGTTGTGAGATGATTGCAGACGAGCTATATACACATATAGCTGGCAAGTATCCAGGCCGTAACGTTGTAATTAATGTAAGCGAAGACGGTGAAAACGGATGCATTATCAGCTACCCTTCAACTAGTCATTAAGGAAAGCATTATGGCTAATCAATATAAAAATCCACGCACAGAAGCAGTGTGGAATGACCTAGACGCATACTTGTTGTTTTGCCAAAACTACGGGTATCGTTACAATCCCGAAGACCTTTACAACAACAAAAAGTATCCTTACCAGCAATTCCGCAAATACTCCGCTGGCAAAAACTGCAAAAATATGTGGGAGGAAGATGCCAAGCGTATGAATGGTTTCCGGCCACGACACAACGACAATAATAGAAACAACAATAACCAAGGCCGTTACAACAGCGGCAGGAGATAAGCTATGCGTAAACTCTTCTACATGGGCCTCGAAAGCTATGAGGCACGTTACACTCTTCAATTAACTGAATGGAACAAACGTGTTTTTGATCGTAGAGGTCTTGATGTTGTTTATGTTCCGGGTAACACCATTGATGACACACAAAGCATCAGTGTAGGACAGGTGCTTGATGCACATGGACGCAGTTACTTTGGCATGAGCCAGATCATGAACCTGGTGCAGATGATGCGCAACGGTGAGTGTGGAGGAGAAGACGTAGTTTATTTTGAAGATATGTTTCAACCAGGAATTGAAAGTCTTCCATATATAATGGATCAGATTCCTGCAGAACAAAGACCCCACGTTTATGTACGCTGTCTAGCCCAAGCAATTGATCCAGATGATTTCGTGCATGTGTGGGGCATGTCAAAGTGGATGGGCCTATACGAGAAGATGGTGTGTGAGTTTGCAACAGTGTTGGCTACCAATGAAGAAATGGTAGCACACATGAAGATTGCAGGCTGGGAAGCACCTATCTACAATATCTCAGGGCTTGCCTTTGGCAAACAGGAAGTTCGTGAAAGGTTGGGCCAAGTGATAAAGCCTTTCCACGAACGCTCAAAGCGTATTGTGTTTACAGCACGTTTTGATCAAGAGAAACAGCCAGATTTTTACATGGATCTGGTAGAACGTTATAGTGAATTTTATCCAGGGCAGCAAACCTTTGCTATCTTGCAAGGTGGCCCATTGCGTAGCAACAATCCTAAATACATTGAACGTGCAAGAGAACTTGAGTCGCGTGGCATTCTTGAGATTCACGAAAACCTCAAAAAAGATGAATACTACAAAATTGTAAACGACAGTCGTGTATTGTTTAACTGTGCGTTACAAGATTGGGTAAGTAACACTGTCAGCGAAGCAGACGCACTGGGCTGTAATGTACTGTATCCAGCCTATCGCAGTTTCCCTGAAACATTTGCCAATGATCCAGATAGATTATATGTTCCGTGGAGCATTGACGATGCTGAAAACAAGCTAACCAACTTGTTGGAAAATCCACATCACAACATGGGTTTGATTAGCGACTGGACAGATGGCACAATTGACAGAGTCATTGACATCATGGAAGGCAATGGCGAACAATGGTTGCGCACAGGCAATCGCTATAGAGATCATGTTGCTGGTGCAAAGTACGCAGTAACAAAGATCGAAGAGAATCCAACTGTTGAAATTGTTAACAGTACAAAGATTGCAGTATGAGCAAAATAGTAATCATCACAGGTGCTGGTGGCTACATAGGCGGGCAAACAGCAATTTACTTCAAAGAGCAGGGGTGGACGGTCATTGGTATTGATCGTCGGCCTTGCCCAGGTCATCTAGTACAATGGTATGACGGATTCCACGAAGCTGAGTTTTCATCACCTGAAGGCCTGCTATGGTTTACTGAATATCGTCCAGATGCTATTGTGCATTGTGCAGGTTCAAGTCTTGTTGGACCAAGTGTTAAAAACCCACGTACCTATTACGAAAACAACTTTATTGCTACTAAAAATTTGCTGGACTGGATGGTTGAACATCAAATACACAGCAAGATTATTTTTTCAAGCAGTGCCGCAGTGTATGGCGATCCAGTAACAACACCTATATACGAAGCTGACCCAAAAGATCCAATCTCACCTTATGGCATTAGCAAACTCATGGTAGAGCAACTGCTAGAAACGTACAGTGTAGCATATGGCATTAACTATGTTGGACTACGCTATTTCAATGCCGCCGGTGCTGACCCACTTGGGCGACACGGGCAAGAAAAAGCTGCCACACATATTATTGCAAGAGTAATGGAAGCAATTCGCGACAACAAGGTGTTTACACTGTTTGGCACAGGACTTGCCACTGATGACGGAACTTGTGTGCGTGACTATGTGCATGTTGCAGACATTGCCAAAGCGCACTGTTATGCAACAGAGCAGCGGGTAGTTCCAGGCTTTTACAATTTAAGCACAGGACGCGGTGCCAGTAACTTGGAGATTATTGCCAAGTGTTGTGCTGTAAGTGGCGGTAAGCCGCAAGCAGTGGTCGAAGCCCCTACACGAGAAGGCGATCCTGATATACTGGTTGCCAACAACGAAAAGTTTTTTGCAGTGTCAAACTGGCAAAACGAATATCATATTGACGACATTGTTGAACATGCATGGAAGTGGTATACACGTTGAGTCCAACGCTTCCAAATTTAAAAAATAAACCATATGGCGGAGCATGGAGCATACACAACAGCGAAGTACTAGCTTTTGTAAAAATACACCACAAGCCATACAGCAACACTGATGTACAACAATTCTTGCAAGATTATTCGCAGTGGATGTGCGGTGGACATACCATACACGGCATTGACCAGTTTAAACACCTTGCATATGCAAACGGTACAACCGAAGTATTTGACAAATTTTACTTAAAGCACACAGATAAAAGACTGCGTCTGTGGCCCGGCGAATACTTCTATCATCAAATTCAAGGTAGAGAAATATTTAAAAAGTTTGCTTGGATCAACGAAGGGCCAATTGAACAAAATGATGTTGTGGTTGTTAGTATGCCATTTGCCAACACTGGCGGCATACCTGATGGTTACCAACAAGTACTTGAGCAGTGTGAAATTTTAAATGTACCAGTAATGATTGATATGGCGTATCTTAATATCAGCAAAAGTGCAAACTTCAATGTAGATTTTAAATGTATTACCACAATTGCAACCAGTTTAAGCAAGGTATTTCCAGTTGAAACACTGCGTATTGGCATGCGATTAGAGCGCGAATTTACTGACGATACGTTATCAGCGTATATAAATCAAGACAATCCATACATGAACCATAGTGCAGCACATGTTGGGCATAGACTTATCAGCAACTATAGCAGCCAATGGGTGTGGAAAACATATTTTCAGCAACAACACGGTATGTGTGCTAAATTAAATATTGCACCAAGTAATTGTGTAATTTTTGGTGTTGATCACAAAGGCGACTACCCAGAATACAGTAGAGGTAGTACAAAAAATAGACTGTGTTTTAGTCGAATTTGGGATAAAAGAATTACCGAATAGTTTGACTTTTGCCTAAATAAACATTACAATAACAACATTATTGCGGTCATCCTCGACCCTAACTCGGAGTAACAAATGACAATTTCAAGAGTAATTACACAACGAATTCGCAATGCTGGAGGCAGATACTGGGCCGGCGATAACATTGCACCCTATCTACACGAAGGCGAAAAACAACTGCTAATTGAAGAACTTACCACCAAGTTTGAAGATGTATTAGACAGTTTAATCATTGACAGAGCAAATGATCCCAACAGCAATGACACAGGCAGACGTCTAGCAAAGATGTACATCAATGAATTAATGAGTGGTCGTTATGATCCAATGCCCAATGCAACAGCATTTCCCAATCATGTTGAGGATGGATATGATGGTATGTTGGTAGTGCGCAGCGAACTTAAAAGTGTTTGTTCGCACCATCATCAGCCGGTGACTGGTGTTGCATACATTGGTATCATTGCTGCTGACAAACTGATTGGACTTTCAAAATATACACGAATTGCACAATGGTGTGCAAGGCGCGGAACACTGCAAGAAGAACTTGCAATGGATATTGCTAGAGAAATACAAAATGCAACTGGCAGTAAAGACGTTGGAGTTTACATTCAAGCAACACATGGATGTTGTGAGAATAGAGGCATTATGGCACACAGTAGTTTAACACAAACAACTGTGCTTAAAGGTGCTTTCAAAAACGACGACGGCACTAAAAAAGAGTTTATGGACAATATCAAATTGCAACAAGGGTTTAGTCCTCGATAACTCTAAAAACAACAAGGAAAATCATCGATGAATATTATTAAAACAATTGTAGTTGCAGCCGCAGTCGTACTTGGTATGGCAATGGGTGCAAGTGCAGCAGACAAAGTAAAGGTTGGATTTATCTACGTCGGACCTATTGGTGACCATGGTTGGACATATCGTCATGACATTGGTCGTCAGCAAGTAGAAGAAGCATACGGCGACAAAGTTGAGACAACTTTTGTTGAAAGTGTACCAGAAGGCCCTGATGCCGAGCGTGTAATGCGTCAAATGGCAAAAGGCGGAGCAGATATTATCTTTGCAACCAGTTTTGGCTATATGCCATCAATGCTTAAAGTTGCCAAAGAGTTTCCAGATGTAGCATTTGAGCATGCAACTGGTTACAAACGTGCAGACAATATGGCAACATATGGTTTACGTCTGTATCAAGCAAGACATGTACAGGGTATTATTGCAGGCATGATGACAAAGACAAACAAAATTTGTTATGTTGCTGCTTTCCCAATCCCAGAAGTTATTCGTGAGATTAACACATACTACTTGGGTGCAAAGAAGATGAACCCAGATGTAGAGATCATGATTACTTGGGCAAACACTTGGTATGATCCAGGCAAAGAGTCGCAGGCTGCTAAAGTTATGATGGCAGAAGGTTGTGACATGGTTGCACAGCACACTGACTCACCTGCTCCATTGCAGGCTGCACAATCAGAAGGCAAGTTGGGCTTTGGTCAAGCAAGTGATCAGATCAAGTTTGCTCCTAAAGCACAGTTGACTGCAACTATTGACAACTGGGGTCCTTACTATGTAAAGCGTGTTGGCGAAGTAATGAACGGCACTTGGAAAACAGGTGACTACTTTGGTCATATGGATGATGGTAGTGTACAGATGGCACCGTTTACTAACATGCCAGCAGATGTTGCTGCTAAAGCAAACGAAATCAAGGATGCTATTGAAGCAGGCAAGTATTTTGCATTTACTGGTCCATTATTGGACAACAAAGGTAAAGTACAACTTAAAGCAGGTGAAATTGCAGACGATGCACATCTTAATAGTATGATGTACTATGTAGAAGGCATCAAAGCCAACGTACCAGGAAACTAAAAATGATTCCAGTTATTGATTTCAACTCAGAAACAGTACTGGACGAGATTCGCGAAGCCTACACAACAGTGGGCTTCGCAGTCTTTACCAATACACTAGACAAACAAGATCAACAAACCATGAAAGACTGGTTTGATTACATGAAGCAGTTCTTTGAACTGGACTTGTACACCAAAAAGATATACAGTTAACAAGCAGAAAACAATCTAGGATACAGTGTTATGGGTGCAGAAAATGTAGACCCAACTGCTCCCAAGGATATGAAAGAAAGTTTTAACTACAACAATACACGCATGCCAGATGAACTATGGCCTGAGGAAGTTGATCTGCGTACAACAGGATTAGAAACTATTCGTATTGCAGATGATTTAACTCTGCGTATACTTGCCAAGTTTGATACTATCCTAGACTGCGGTACTACACTGGTAGATGCGCATCAGGATCCATATAATACAACACGAGTCATTCACTACCCTGCGTACACTGGTCCACTAGAGGACAAGCAGATGCGTATTGGTGAACACAGTGACTACGGCACCATTACTCTGTTATGGCAAATCAATGATGTGCCAGGACTTGAAGTACAGGATCTCAAAGGTACATGGCATCCTGTTCCCTATGCACAAGACGGTGTAGTGGTTAACATTGGTGATTTACTCCAGCGTTGGACTAACGATTACTTTGTTAGCACAAAGCACAGAGTGGTAAACACACACATCGATCAAACACGTTACAGCATGCCACACTTTGTGGATCCTACACCAGGAACTATTGTAAGCAATCTGCGTGATGAAGATGCAAAGTATGATCCCATTGAGAGCAAGGCATACTTGATGTGGCGATTAGCACAGAGTTATTAATATGACTTATTTAACTGACGAATACAGCAGGTATGGAAGATATTAGGATCGATTAGGATGTATAAACAACAAAGTAAAAAAATGAAGGCTTATGCACAGGGAGATTTTACTAAAACTCCTGAGACTGCACTAACAAAATATTTTCCATACTATCTAGAAAAGATGTGGAAAGAATCAGGTCAGTTTAAATATAGGTCTAGACAAGATTTTTTAAACAACTTAAAAAGTCAAAAATTTCCTAGTGGGCTTACCGCCAATAATTATGATCCTAATTATAAGTTTTGGTTTGGCAAGCATAAAGGTTCGAACGTAACAAGTATTGATAAAAAATATCTAACCTGGGCTGCTTTAACCTATTGGGATGAACATCCTAGGCTGCGGGAGCATTGTCTTTATGCATTAGATGGATATTTAGAATTATAAGGCAGAATGTCATGGAAACCAGCTAATGATTAAAGGTTGACAAACAATATGAATTGTTGTATAATAAACATTGAAACAGCGGAGAAGCGGTATGCATAGTGTAGACACGTTAGATGTGGCAAGACAAGAGGGTAGAGCCCCTTGGACTGATGTGCAGTTGGAAACACGGGATTTTACAGTTTTCAACGACGGCTTTCCAGTTACGCCAGGGCATACACTTGTTGTGCCTCGTGAAGCTACCATGGAGAAACTTCTCCGCTGCTTTAACTATGCTGTCCAGATGGGCAATGCCAATGTAGAGGCAGACGGCAACGAAATTACAGGATTTAATGTAGGAATCAATGTAGGCGAAAGTGCAGGCCAAACTGTTCAGTATCCGCATGTACATTTGATTTTTAGACGAGACAGTGATTGTGCAGATCCAGTCGGCGGTGTGCGCAATGTTGTTCCAGGTGCCGGCAACTATAAGGTGAAGTCATGAGTACAATTGAGCAACAAGAAGAACTAATTGAAGTAATCAAGCATCCTATTCGTCACTATAACATACGGTTGTGGGGATATGGAGGCGAGAGCGCCTACATCGAACTTACTAAAACACAGTATGATTTTTGGAAAGCTCACGTTGATGAGCATTATGATAACGATATTATAAACTACATGCTCAATGCCGAAGACGGCGATTATGACTTTGAAAATATTGAATTTGACGACATTCCCAAAGAAGCACACTTCATGTTCGACGAAGATGGTGATGGTAGCACTTGGTATGAACACTTCAACGAACTGGATCATCAATGGGGTGTTGATTTCAGTTGTGCAAACATTGATATTGACGAAGTTGACAGCGAAGAATATAATGCAACAACAGTTGCAGAAATTGTTACCAACGAAAGCCTCAGTGAGTGGACAGATTCAATCATGCGCGAAGATGATTATAAAACTGAAATCACAAACATGGGTTGCAGCGAATATGAAGAATGGGGAGGCAAATACATTCTACAATTTCTCAGCAGCGAAAAAGGCACTTTCTTTGAAGGTCTTGTTACCACACGAGGGAAACTTGATCCTAAAAAACTTATGATTAATACACTGGAATATGCAAATGGGGACGATACTGTAAGTGCCATTGAATATGACGGCGAAGAAATTGACAACGGTGGCGGCGATACCAATGGCAAAGGATATTCTGTGCACCTGTTTGAAGGATGATAACTACTATAGACGCCGTTGGTTCACCCGTCTCTAAACATTCTGACCTACTAACACTAGGAGAATAGAATGCCATATTACAGCACAAAAACATATGGACACAACATTGGATTAAGCGCAGTGTTCCGTCAACCGCATGCAGATCATTCGCATTGCAAGTTCTTGCATGGATACAGTTTACAATTTAAATTTGTATTTGGATGCAGTGAACTTGACAACAAAAACTGGGCAGTAGACTTTGGTGGACTAAAGCCACTAAAGCAATGGCTTGAAGATAGTTTTGATCATAAAGTTGTATTAGATGAAAATGATCCTCACTTGGATGACTTTCGAGTACTGGAAGAAAAAGGCCTAGCACAACTTAACATTGTTGCAGGTGTTGGTGCAGAAAAGTTTGCAGAACATGCATGGCGCTTTGCTGACAAACTTATCCGTGAAGCAACCAATGACCGTTGCTGGTGCGAAAGTGCAGAGTGTGCAGAACATGGCGCAAACAGTGCCATCTATACCCCTTATATAATACGCAAAGAAAGGTTTACTGAATAATGTCATTGATCCCAATGGTAGTAGAGACTACTTCAAAAGGTGAACGTGCATACGACATTTACAGTCGCTTGCTCAAAGATCGCATTGTAATGCTTAACGGTCCAGTTGAGGACAACATGGCCAATAGCATTATTGCACAATTGCTGTTCTTGGAAAGTGAAGATCCTGACAAGGACATCTTGTTGTACATCAACAGTCCAGGCGGCCAGGTAAGTGCAGGCCTTGGTATCTATGATACAATGCAATTCATCAAGTGCGATGTAAGTACTGTGGTTATTGGACAAGCATGCTCAATGGGCAGTTTTCTTGCACAAGCAGGTACAGCAGGTAAACGTATTGTGCTTCCTGAGAGTCGCACAATGATTCATCGTGTAAGTTCAGGTACACGCGGCACGTCAGGCAGTGTGTATGTACAAGAACTACAGTTTGAAGATGCAGTACGCAGCATGGAAGAGTCAAAGAAAGTTAATAGACGTCTAACTGAACTTTATGTTAGGCACAATACAGCAGGCAAAACCTACGAAGAAATGAGTGAAACTATGAAGTTTGATACATTCCTTACTGCCGCACAAGCAGTTGAATGGGGGCTTGCTGACAAAGTAGTGGAGAATAGATAATGCCTTTTGAAATGAATGCAACCAAAAAAATCTCTGTGCTGTGCGCAACACGCGGCCGGCCCACAATGATGATGGAAAGCATAAAAAGCATGATCGATACTGCTGACGATCCCGACGGTATTGAATTTTTACTTGCCATTGATGACGATGATCAGGTCACTATTGACTATGTTCAAAGTGATATTGTTCCTTATTTTGAAAAACATGACTATGATCTCTATGCATTTGTGCAGCCAAGATTGGGCTATGCTAGGCTTAACGAATATTACAACCAGTTAGCCGGCGAAAGCCATGGAGAATGGTTGATTGTGTGGAATGATGATGCAAGAATGGAAAGCCAAGGGTGGGACACTGAAATCCTCAGCCACAGCGGCAAATTTGTAGTACAGCGTTTTAACGACAATCACGGACATCCATATGCTATTTTTCCAGTTCTTCCACGTGATTGGATTATAATGTATGGTTGTATATCACCACATCAAATTGTTGATGGATGGGTCAGCCAGGTGTGTTACATGAATGACGCAATAATTCAACTTAAAAGTACTTGCTTTCATGACAGACATGACTTAACTGGAAACAACAACGATACTACCTATCAAGAGCGCAACCCTGAACAGAACGAAGGCAATCCAGACAATCCCAAAGATTTTCTTTATCCACCAACAGCACAGTTAAGAATACAGTGGGGATACAAAATGCAATGGCTTCGCAAGCGTCTAGGTCAAGATACAGGATACTTAGATCAAGCACTAGCCGGAGAGTTTGACGTATGGACTCGCATGCGAGAGAATGATCCAAAAAAGTTCTTAGGCACCTGGAAGATTAATCAATGAAAAAAGTATTTGTAACATGGGACGATGTACAACGTCAAACACAGGAAATACTGCGTCAGATGCAGCAAGATAACTGGTTACCCGACTACATTGTGGGCATCACACGAGGTGGACTAACACCAGCAAACTTGCTCAGTCAGTATCTTGATGTTAAAATGTACACACTGGATGTACGTTTGCGCGATGGAAACGGCGAGGTTGAGAGCAACCTCTGGATGAGCGAAGAAGTGTTTGGTTATAACAATCAAGCCAAGCGTGACATTCCAAATGCACGATGGGATCCCGCTTGCCGTAAAAAGGTTCTAATAATGGATGACATTAACGATAGTGGTGCTACAATAAACTGGATAAAGCAAGACTGGGAAAGCAGTTGCTCACCTGGTGATAGAGAAGAGTGCGAAGCTGTTTGGAATGCAGTATGGGGAAATACAGTGCGCTTTGCAGTGCTATACGATAATCTAGCAAGCGAAAGTGAACTTGATACAAACTACAGTGCGCAAGAAATAAACAAAATTGAAGATCCAAGTTGGATTGTTTTTCCCTGGGAAGAATGGTGGAAACGTTGGGATCCAAATGAGGAGATAATGAAATGAGCAAAGTTAAAGTAGCAGAAATCTTCTACAGTTTACAAGGTGAAGGCAAGTGGGCAGGAGTTCCTAGCGTATTCTTGCGCAGCTTTGGTTGTAACTTTGAGTGTAGAGGCTTTGGTATGCCTGCTGGTGAACACACAGACAATCCAGAGCAAATTGCCAAAAATGTAGACAAGTTTTCCAAGTATGAAGACTTACCGCTCACTGAGTTTGGCTGCGACAGTTATGCAAGTTGGCACAAGGACTTTAAAAAGTTTAGTCCAGTTATGGAATCTCAAGACATTGTGCAACACATGCACAAATTGATTCCTAACAATCGCTGGAGTGATGGCAAACAGTTTGGACAAGATGTACACTTGGTTATCACAGGCGGTGAACCATTGCTAGGTTGGCAACGTGCTTGGCCTGGCATTATCAAATTGTGCAAACTTTCTGGATTGCAAAACATCACATTTGAAACAAATGGCACACAGCCACTGAGCGATGAATTCTGCAAGTTTTTAAACGAGTTTACTGAGTTTGGTCGTTACAGTGATCGACTTACGTTTAGTGTAAGTGCAAAACTGCCTTGCTCGGGCGAGAAGTGGGAAGATGCCATCAAGCCGGACATTATCAAACACTACCAAAGTCACGGACATACCTATCTCAAGTTTGTTGTGGCCACAGAAGCAGACGTTGAAGATGTAGATCGTGCAGTAAAACAGTATAGAGACAATGGTTTCCATGGTCCGGTATACTTGATGCCAGTAGGCGGCATTCCCAATCAGTACCATTTGAATGTCAAAGAAGTAGCAGCATTGGAATGACAAAGGGTTATCGCTACAGTCCAAGATTGCAAGTGGATATTTGGAAAAATGCCTGGGGCACCTAAAATATATTTTAATGGGTGCAGTCAAGTTGAAAATGGTCACCTTGCTTTAGAAACAGACAATTGGATTGAACAAAGTTGGCCTTGGCTACTAGCACACCAGCTTAACGTATCT